GGAGCAATTACTTAGTGTATCTTCATTAAAAAACTGAGCATAAACTATTACTTTACGATTAATATAATTACGCTTTGCATTGTTTAATATGGTTTTATAAAACTCTGTACCTTGTGTTTCAAAATTAGCACTAGTTAAAGTAATGTTTGACGTGCTTGATTTTCCACTAGTAATATCAATACTCTCTCGCAGACTAATGTTTTTATTTAGTATTGATCCATGATAAAAATTATTATCTACTACTGTATCGCGCAATGCGAGTCCAAATGCGTGAATATACTGATCAAAGCCATTACTAGACCAAGTAGGTAAGTTTGTTGAATTATCAGAATGCCCAGTAGACAATGTTCCATTATTACTATTTGAACTAGAATCATATACAATTGTTCCATAACCTTCATCTAATTTCCAATAGGCAACTAAACCAGTATTGCTGCTATCCACAACGCTATTATATGTATCAGCAATTGATTGTGAGTCTCTTGCTATATTCCACACTCTAACATGTGCCAATTCGCCATCATAAAATTTAGTTTTAGCAAAATTTGCACCAAGGTACAATCTTTGATCACTGCTATCTGCACCAGTTGGATCTTCATCTGTAGTAGAATCTGATTCTGTTTCTGCCAAAATTCCGTTTTTATATACCTTGATATCATCTGTTACAGCACTTCTAACTACTGAAATATGAGTCCATGTATTTACTGCTAATGCTACAGAACTTGTTGTTCTTGTCACATTGCTACCAGTTCCATATTCATATTGAATAAAAATATCATCATTGGATTGTTTTATTATAAATGAATCGTTATCATCCTCATCTTCCGTATTGCCAGTTTTTGCTACTATTGGAAAATCTACTGATGTTACATCATCTGATTTGATCCAAAACTCAATTGTAAAATTGACTATTGGTGAAATATTGGCTAATGCATTTCCACAATCAATATAACTACCATCATTATTACCAGTACCACTCTCAGGATGAAACTCTAAACAAGTTTGATTATCTGCTGTAAACTGAAATAACCAATTTTCATTTACATCTGGCGCAATAGGCGGATTGCTTAATGCCATATTATGCTAAACCTTGACTAGCTGCTTTTTGCAACTGTGGAATTAAATTATCTCTAACAAACTCATCATTTCCAATCATGTTGCCTTGTATATTTACAGTAACACCACTAGATGCATTACCAGTTTGATTCATCTGTGCTAGGTTCTGTAATCCAATATTTTGCACAGCACTGCGTTGCATTACAAATTCACCAGCTTGTGCTAATATTGGTACATTATCTTGGCCTTGCACCTGGCCACCTTGAGCAAATCGCTGAATACTATTATTTTTAATTAAACCACCAGTATGAGCAATAGGCAATGAACCAATAGCACCTAAAACTGCTCCAACAGTACCTACTGGACCACCAGCAATTGCAAGCAATGCCCCAGCTACTCGCATGAACTGTTGCATTTCTTGACCAGCATTATCTGTTTCCTCACTCATAATATTCATCGCAGTACCTAAGCCGCTAATAGCTCCAGATAAATTATTAGAAACAGAAACCATTTCTTTACTAGTGTGAATCGCATGCACTCTTGCCATTACCAATCTTTGTATTGCTTCTGCTTCTTTTTGTTCTTCTTCTGTTAAGCCAGCTACTATTTTAATATTTAATTCTCCAAGTGCTGCTTTTTCAAGATCAAATTTTATTTTATTTTTCATCACATCAGATAAATTTTGTTCTGCTTGAAAAATGGTTTGAGCAACCCGAATACGTTTTTCATCTACATCATTATTTTGCATGGTTAATAACACTGTGTCTGCTGTTATCTTCTTAATTCGATCTTTTACATCTGCAGCCATGCCTAATGTAATTGTTTGATTGCCTAAAGTATTTATGTATTGCTGTGTACTGTTGTTAAGTTGGTTTGTGCTAGTATTTAAGGCTTGAGTTTGCGTATTTAAACTAGAAAAAGCGTTGGTTGCCTGTAACAACTTATCAATACCAAAGGCCACTCCTACCGCAGTAAGTGCTTTAACTAACAGCATATATTTTCCACCAAGAGCCGTAGTAATGGTAAGTAGCTTACTAAATTCAATTCTTGATATAACTACAGCCGAAGTAACAATACCAAACGCAGTAGCTAATTGAGATAATCTTTGCAAGTTTAATGCACGAAAAAAACCTTCTACTGAATTAACCATTTTGGTCATAGATGGCAACATAACCTCACCTATCATTGCTGCAAACCTAGTGATAGCATCATTCATATTAGACACTGCACCAGTAAAGGTTTCAGATAATCTTTTACTACTGCCTTGTATACCAGCAACAGGATCAACCATTGCACTTATCAAGGCTTTGCGAAACTCTGGTAATGTAAGTTTGGTTAAATCTTTGATTCCTTGTGAATCTTTAATCAGTTGCAAGATACCACGTTCGCGAAGTATATCTGCTGCTCCAGCACCACCAGCAAAGGCACGACCTAAAGCACTTGCCGCTTCGGTTGCGTTTGTACCCATAAATGCAGCCAAGTCAGTAACGGCACTAAGTGTAGATTTAGAATCCACACCAAACGCTTCTAACTGCGCTCCAGCATTAACCACATCCTGTAATGCAAATGGTGTAGTGGCTGCGATTTGGTTAAATGCATCAAATGCTTCTTTTGCAGCTTCGGTGCTACCAGTCAAACCAACTAATCTAGTCTGCACATCTTGAAAACCAGATGCAGCCTGAAGAAACTTGTTCATGGCTGCTCCAGCTCCACCTAATGCAAAGGTGTACACTAAGATTTTATTTCTTAATGAACCTAATGAGCCAATTAAACCTTTAGTTCTACCTCGCAGTCTTTCCGTTTCATCACCAAATCTTTTGGTATTCTTTGACAGCTTGTCCATATCAGCATTGGCTTTACCAAAACCTTTGCTTCGGACCTCAATAATAAATTTTTTCTCAGCCATTGCTTTTCTTTGTTTCTTCGTTAATCAATGCATTATACTCTTCATCAATAGCTGAAAAGATGACTACGCGTTCATATTCTGCATCATCAAGTGATCGTGCTAATGGTAGATTAAATCGTTTCATGCTCATATACTCTTCTAGCATATAATTTGTCTCTGCATTGCAAAAGTATTTGGAATCAGCACAAAACACTAAATTGTAATAAAGATTTGCCCCAGGAGTAAACTTGTGTTCCTTATCTTCTTTTAATGCACGATCTATTTCACTCCACAGTTCTTCCTCTGTGTATGTAATAGACTTCTTTAACGTTGGGGATTGTGCTTCGTATGGAAACACCAAGTTGCGTGATGGTTGTTGCTTATAAAACATCCAAGTGGCAACCCGGTGCATAATTACTTTTTTTTAGATGGCTCTTTGTATTGGTTATATACTTGCATTAAGACCTCATCAATCGCATTGTCATCTAACTTGGCTAGTTGTTTTTCTGGATCATTGAAAGCATAGTTTAGTACCCAATCAATTACATCAAAGAATTTTGCAGTATCTACTGAACCATCTAGTCCTACTGCTTTAATCTCTAATCTATGTAATTCGCGCCTTGCTTTAAAAGTTATATCAGTGACATCAAATGTGCCATGATCTGTTTTTACTGTCATGTATCTCTCGCATATAAAGTTTCAGTCCTACGCGATCGTGATACCAATTATTTTGGCAGTTTCACTAGCTGCAAATGCTCTAAATGGAATACTTTGTAACATATAATCTCCACTTTCTGGTTGAGAATTATCTATCATTGCATCTGGAATATCAATTGTAAAACCAGACGATTCTGCTAATGCAATTGCAATACCAGCACTATTACCTTTAAGCTGTGTTGCTAAATCTTCTATCGTATCATCACGTTTAACCAATAAATTACCAGTTACTTCATATGGACCATTTTGTACATAACCATATGGATTATAATCTGTTGTATCAATGTAACCAACTCTCGCTAATGGTCTAGTGATGTTAATTTCCCATGAATTTAATACTAACGGCTGACTATTTAGCGTCTGTGTGCTAAGTGAAAAAATGTTTTTTGGTGCGCTAGTATCTGCTGTTTCACTACTCGCTGCTAACGTGTTTTCTACTGGTCTATAGCCAGTAACAAAAGTTGATTCTACTACCATTTCTCCACCATTTGTTCCTACATCTTCTCGAAGTGTCATGCTAGTGCAATAACATCCAACCATAACTGAACTAATATTGGATGCGC